CGAACAAATAATTGTGATTGTTCGTAAAAAGGACATGACTCGATGCAAGTATGCAGCCAACATTACAAACATGGAAGTACACTGGGAGTGTTCAAAAATTGTGAATGAAATTTTAAATCAAGGAAGTAACTTATGAGTGGAGATCACAATATGTATGGACAGCGTAGCAAGAACAGCGCAATCAAAACTGTATCCATGCACGAGTTTGACTGCATGAGACAGACAGCCGAAAGCTTCAAAGTATTGATGGATGCCCATGCAAAAGCGCTTGACCGAGCGATAGAACTACTGCACCGCGCTGAGACAGAGATGCGTTATGCGGGATGGACTAAGCTTGAGTCAGACAACACCGCACGTAATGGTGTGTATGAACAAATAAAACGCTTCCTTGAAAGACATGAACATGGATCAATTTAAAAAACATGCAGAGTTAGAAGCCTGTGTAAAAGAGTTCTTTGAGAAGTATCTCAATCGTGTTGAGGAAAGCGACAGTGGTAAAATGTTTCATCCGATTTGTATCAGTTGTTGTAGAGCAGCGATGCTTGAACCACTAGACAAATTGCTTGATAGAATGGCAAAGTTATCTGGAACAGAAAGGAAAACAGAATATGAACTTAGATGAAATTTTGGATCAACTAAACAAACTCACTGCACAAGTGAAAGATATGCAGTCTGGTGAAGTTATTGAGGAGGACGGTTTTGTAGAGAGGATCATTGATGACGGAAACTCATATACATTGAAAGCCACCGCTGGATATAATAAGGAGGTTGACAAGTTATGTGAACTAACAGACACTGGCAACGGATACATTGCTCACTTCCCCTCATACTCTAATACTATACAAGATAATTACATCTGTATGGGCTATGATGAAGCAGAATATCTGCGTAAACTATTGTCTTATATTCATAAGGAAAGTGGAGGATGAAACATGGAATATTTTGGTACGCATACTTTTACCAATGAAATTGATGGTAAAGTAATTTCAATCACAATGTCTGGAGACTCAACACTGACCGCATTGATTGACGCTTTTGAATCTTATTTAAAAGCTTCTGGTTATATGCTGCCAGCAAATTCTTACTTAGACTTTGTTTCAAATGACGAGCCAGAATTAAGCTATGATCCATCAGTGGATAAATTTTATGAGGTAATCAAATGAGCGCATGGCTTATCGGATTCATTGGAGTAGTGTATGCAGTGGTGGCATTTGACCTTATTCGGTCTGGTAATTTGGGTCTTGGGATTGCTTTTGTTGGCTATTCCATTGGTAATGTTGGTTTGACTATGGCTGCTTTGAAATGAAAGAACCTGCACCTGAAACTAAACCGAAGAAAAAGCGCCAACAAAAAGGCATTGATAAAGAACTAATGTCTAAGCTTGGTGAATCTTTTCATACTGAAAACAATCTGATGTTGCAACAACGTGAAGCGTGTGCAAAGATTGCGGAAAGCTTTATCCAACCAGATAGCTTTGATACAATCACCCGCATCGTAAACACAACTGCCCGTGAAATTGCAGCGAAGATCAGAGATATGAAATGAAATTCATCAAGACACATCAACCTTGTCCGTCCTGTGGGAGCAGTGACGGACTTTCAATTAATTCAGACTCAAGCACAAAGTGTTTTGTGTGCGAGAAATTTACACCCGCAACTGACGAAGGAGAATCCGTGGTAACAGATATTGATAAAGAAGTTAAAGACAACAGCTTTCTTAAACATTATCGTGATGGGGTGTCTGTATCTGTATCAGATAGGCGTATCACGAAAACGACAATGGAAAAATTCGGTGTTGTTCGTGAAGGTGACAATTATTATTTCCCATACTTTGACAAAGACAATCAGCTTGTATCAGCAAAGGTTAGAGCAGTCAGCGAGAAATCATTTTCTATTGCTGGTCAGTGGGGTAAAGGAACATTGTTTGGTCAGCAATTGTTTCCCTCTAACGGCAAGTACCTGACAATTGTCGAAGGTGAATTCGATGCCCTTGCTGCTTTTCAAATGACAGGTTCTAAATATCCTGTCGTGAGTATTCGTAACGGTGCTGGTTCTGCTCTTAAAGATTGCAAAACAAACTACGAATATATTAATAGTTTTGAAACCATCGTTGTTTGTTTTGATGCTGATGAACATGGGATTAAGGCAGCGAAAGAAGTCGCTGAATTATTCGGTAGCAAAGTGAAAGTATTCAAACACACTGGCGACTACAAAGACGCATGTGATTGGCTTGCTGATTCTAAAGAAACACAGTTTGTAGATAGGTGGTGGAGATCTGAACAGTTTGTTCCAGATGGTATTGTCAGCGGATCTAGTCTATGGGATGAAGTGTCAAAACCAATGCCTCCTGCCGATTGTCTATATCCTTGGGAAGGACTTAACGAGTTGACATATGGTCTACGGTTTGGTGAGCTTGTAACCGTCACTGCTGGTAGTGGACTTGGCAAGAGTCAATTCTTGCGTGAGATTGTATGGCACATCCTACAGAAAACAAACGAGACTGTGGGCTTGATGTTTCTTGAAGAGAGCATTCGTAAAACATCACTGTCAATTATGAGCCTTGCTGCCAATGCCCCATTGCACCTTCCCGACACAGAAGTGTCAGAAGAAGATAGGCGCAAATCTTTCGATGATACTCTTGGCACTGGTAGAGTTTATTTGTTTGATCACTTTGGGTCTACCTCTGTAGAAAACATCATTAACCGTGTGAGATACATGGCTAAAGGATTGGGTTGCCGATTTGTTTTTCTAGACCATGTGTCCATCATTGTGTCTGCCCAAGAGAATGGTGACGAACGAAAAGCAATTGATGAAATTATGACAAAGCTTCGGATGCTTGTTCAGGAAACAAACATTTGTTTGATCATTGTGTCACACCTAAAGCGTCCATCAGATCGTGGTCACGAGGAAGGTGCTGTCACTTCTTTGGCACAGCTTCGTGGCAGCGGATCGATTGCACAACTCAGTGACATGGTTATTGGTCTTGAACGAAATGGACAAGCTGATGATGAACGTATTCGCAACACAACCAAAGTTCGTGTGCTAAAGAATCGATTCAGCGGAACAACAGGACCAGCAAGCAACTTGCTTTACAATAAACAAACTGGTAGAATGTTTGAAGTTGAAGACGTTGAAGAAGAAGGAATGACAGACCTGTGAGCGATTGGATCTATGACATTGAGACATATCCCAACTGTTTTACTTTTAGTGCCGTCAGTGAGGATGGTGGCACTGAAGTAGCCTTTGAGTGTTCTGATCGAAAGAACGAAGCGGGAGACATGTTTAATTTTCTAGACAAACTCCGCAAGAAAAAAGATAGATTGGTTGGATTCAATAACTTAAACTTTGACTACCCCGTTGTGCATGATCTTCTCTCCGTCAGGGAGAAAGCGCTGACCGTGACGGGTAAGGCTGTTGCTGTTCGTGCGTACAAGAAAGCAAAAGAATTGATCAACAGTGAAGAATCATTCAAGTCTGTTCGCACAAGCGATGAGTATGTGCAGCAAATTGACTTGTTTAAGATACATCACTTCGATAACAAGGCACGGTCAACAAGTTTGAAAAGCCTTGAGTTCAACATGAAGTCTGACACGATTGAAGATCTACCTTTTCCTGTCGGTATTTATCTTGATGATGACATGATGGATAAGTTGTTGTCCTATAACATGCATGATGTGCGTGAGACTAGGAAGTTTTATATCGAAACTTTACCAATGATTAAGTTTCGTGAAGAGCTTACTAATAAATACAAACGCAACTTTCTCAATCACAACGATACCAAGATTGGCAAAGACTACTTCATCATGCAACTTGAACAAGCCATGCCCGGATCTTGTTACACACGGGATGGTGGTAAGTTCAAAGTCAATCAGACCAAACGCAGTTCAATCAAGATCAGTGAGTGCTTGTTTAATTACTACGACTTCAAGCGACCAGAGTTTCAGCTTGTAGTTGATTGGTTCAGCAAGCAAGAAATCACAGAAACAAAAGGCGTGTTCTCTGACATTGATGAATCAGATCTTGGGGATCTAGCAGCTTATGCTGCGCTAACACATAAGCGACAGAAGTGGTTTAGCAAACCTTCTGAAGAAATGGTGGCGCAGTTTAAAGACACTAGACCCCTTGGTTGGGTCAGCGAAGAAAAATTAAAAGTAAAGAAGAAGGGTCAAACCCAATACAGTTATTGGAAAAACTGGCGCACTGCTGATAACCTGAATGTTGTGATCAACGGGTTTAGATTTGACTTTGGCACTGGTGGTATCCACGGTTCGATTGAATCATCAGTGGTGCAGGAAGATGACTCCTGTATCATTATTGATGCAGACGTAGCATCCATGTACCCGAACATTGCTATTGCTAATCGTGTGTATCCTAAGCACTTGTCCGAGAAGTTCTGCGATATCTACCAAGATGTGTATCAGCAGCGTAAGAGCTACGCTAAAAATACAGCAGAGAATGCAATGCTGAAGCTTGCGCTGAACGGTGTGTATGGGGACAGCAACAATCAATTCAGCCCGTTCTATGACCCACAATACACCATGACAATTACCATCAATGGTCAGTTGTCATTGTGTCTATTAGCTGAAAAGCTTATGGCAATCGAAGGGTTGTCTTTGATTCAAGTCAACACTGATGGTGTTACTGTAAAACTTCCTCGCCAAAAGATCACAGAGTACAAAGACATTTGTGACGCTTGGCAGAAACAGGTTGGACTTAGTCTTGAGTTTGCTGAATATTCTAAAATGATTATTCGTGATGTGAATAATTATATAGCAGTGTTTACAAACGGTAAGATTAAGCGCAAAGGAGCGTATCAATACGAAGACTTAGGTTGGTATCAAGATCAAGGTGGGCTTGTGATTCCTAAAGCTGCTGAAGCACACATGCTTTATGGCACGGATATTAAAAAGTTCATCAAAGATCATGATAATAATTATGACTTCATGATGCGTGTTAAAGTTCCTCGTAGTAGTTCTTTAGTTCTAGTGATGAGTGATGGATCTGAAGTAAAGCAACAAAATATTTCTAGATATTATGCTTGCAATGCTGGTGCAGATCTGGTTAAAATCATGCCAGCACTGAATGAAGAATCTGGTGCAAGGAGAATATCTGTAGCTGCTGGCTATGGAATGTGGATATGTAATAACGTAAAAGACTTCAATAGAAAAGATGTTGATTATTCATATTACATTGATGCTGCTGAAAAACTTGTGATAAAATCTTAAACTTGAAAGGAAACACAAATGAATGAATTGAAAATCAAATGCGATGTCTACTGGGCACAGCTTAAAAAGATCAATGAGATGAGTGGTGCATACCAAGTTAATCTCTGTAATCTTTCAGATGCTGCTGCTGAAGCCCTTGAGGGAATGGGTATTACAGTCAACTTCGATGAAGAAAAGAAAGCTGAGATGGGCAAGTACATTACTTGCAAATCAAAGAACCGACCCATGAAAGCATTCGATGTTGACGGAGAAGAGATCACCGAAGAGATCGGTAATGGTTCTAAAGCAAAAGCTCTGGTTACACCTTATAACTGGACATATAAAAACAAGAAAGGTATTAGCCCTTCGCTCAAGAAGTTGGTGATCACTGATCTTGTAGAGTATAGTGCTGGTGACCTCAGTGCAAATGATGAGGATGTTCTGTAATGAATAACTTGAAATTTGAATTCTCTATCGATGAGATCAATATCGTTTTGGCTGCTTTGGGTCAGCGACCTTTTGACTCCG